GAGCAGGGAGTACGCCTCGCGTCCCTTCGTCACGTCGAGGTTGAGCGTCCCGCGGATGATCAGTCCCTGCGGGCTGTCCTCCAGCTTGCCGAGACCGATCGGGTGATACGGGTCGTGCTGCCACAGGATCACGACCTCGGGGTTCTGCTGGATGGTCCGGGTGAACGCACCCGGCATCACCATGTCACCGCCGAGATCCTCGATCCCGTAGACGGAGGCGAAGCCGACGAAGTCGCCGGTCTCCTGCAGCTCCTTGACTTCGAACTGGAATGCCTTCTTTTCCACGGGCTCTCCCCAGGTGGCCTATGCACGAAGCCCCGCAAGCCGACGAACGACTAGCGGGGCTTCACGTCCACTAGGTCGTTGCTGTTGATGACCTAATGGGTACTTGAGCGACTCTCGCGCTCTCCAGCGTGCTCAGCGTCCGAAGGCGAGGAAGCTCGTCAGCGCTGCGAGAAACTCCTTCACGCCGAAGCCCTTCCCGTATCCGCCGAGGACGAAGGCGGTGTACTGCCCGCCGAGCGCGATGACCTCAGCCTTGCCGATGCTCCCCATCCCCGTCGCACCGAGGGAGAAGATCCGGGAAGCAGGAAGACGGAGCGTGATCAGGATCTGCCCTCCCTTCTCAGCCGGCTGACCGAGTCCGTAGCTCACCGCGGCACCGACGTCCGTCGTGAAGCTGCTCAGCGGCTGAAACTTCAGCTTGGCCAACTCGCCTGCAGCCGGGAACGAGGAGGCGATCCGCATCCCGCGGAACAGCGTCATCTCGGTGATGTTACGCGACGAGAGCCACCCCTGCGTCTCCTCGTACTGAGCCCGCAGGAACGGGTCGAGTATCCCCGCATGCGACTGACCGAACGCTCCCGCAGCCCGAGCCGCCAGCGGGTCGAAGTGCCCCATTGCTGCGGCGCTGATCCCGAACTCCCGCTTCGCCCGCAGCTGTAGGGCGGTCGCCAGCTCGTCAGCTCCTCCGGTCCCGAAGTTCCAGGTGTTGACGATGAGGTTGGCAACCTCCTGTGACGCGGCGGCGGAGCCGATGAGATCCTCCCGACCCATTGCGATCAGGAAGTCGTCCATCGGGAGGGAGCGCATACGCTGCGCGATCCTCTCCACCGCCTGCGTCTTGACCGCAGCGGCCTGGGCCGGAGTCAGTTGCTGCAGCATCTCCTTTCGCACGGTCACGTTCTCCTCCTCCGAGAAGCTGACCTCGGGCTGCACCGCCGGGGGAGGAGGGGGCGGCGGGGGAGAGGGCTCCGAAGCATCGGAAGGCTGTGCCGCGGCAACCGGCTTGAGCCCGATCGCGCATCGGCACGAGGGGTGGGCCGGAGGGGTCATCACCGAGTCGCCGATACCCGTGATGAACGGCTCCTTCATACCCTTGAGCTGTCCCTTCATCGGCGGGCAGACGTGCTTGCACTCCCGCCCGTCCCGGTGCATGATCCAGATCCTCTTCGTGAGCGCGCCGTCGATGTAGCCCTGCTCGGCGCTGTCCTCCCACAGACGCTGCTGGCCCTCGGCGCTGGCCCGGATCGTTTCGGTACGTGCGATGTTCTCCGCGCGCCGCCGGATCATCTTCTTGCGGTACGCCTCCACCATGCTGTCCAGCCTCTTACCCCGGACTCCATCCGCCACGAGCTGTTGACGGTAGCGGTCCAGGGTCGAGGACTGACGGGACGTCAGGCCGATGTGCTGCCGGATGAGCTTCGCACTCTCCCGGGGGTGCATCGCCGTCTTCGGGTCGAAGGCGGTGTGGATGATGTCGCGGATGGCGAGCATGGACTCCTGCGAGACCTGCGTCACCAGCTCCGCCGCGTGCGCGCGAATCCAGTCCAGCGAGTGCGGGTTCGTCCGGTTGAAGAACGCCGAGACCACCATCGGCGGGTCTCCGGGGTTGTCCCCCGCGGCCTTCTTCTCACGGGCGGGAGGCAGCGACCAGCCGAGGTCCCGCCACAGAAACTCCGCCGCCTGCCACCGGGAGCGGGTGGACACGAAGCTGAGAGGACTGACGACCCGCATCAGTTCCTCTTCGAACGTCTTCCATGGGACCGCCATCTCGGCCCGGTGCCGGTCTCCGGAGAGGGCGGCCTGCGCGAGCTCCTCGGCGTCGGTGGCGTTCACCGTCGCGGCCACGGCCTCCGTGAAGATCCGGATGACCTTCTCCACGCGACTGTCGGCGATAGCCCAGTACGCCTCAATGTCGCCGTCGAACGGGGTCTCAACCCCGTCCTTCCATTCGAAGAGGCGATACGCCCCGGTCTCCCAAAACCTCCGGGCCGGGTGCCCGTACACGACGGGCGAGGGCAGTCCCGCCTTGGGACTGCCCTCGTGGACGTTGAACTGCATCAGGCGTCCTCTGCGTCGATGCCGTCATCCGCGGCCGTGGGGTCCTCCTCCTTCGGCTTGGTCCCCTGCCCGGGCTTCTGCGCCAGCGGCTGGTTCGGGTCCACCGGCTCCACCTCCGGGTTGAGCAGCATCTCCAGCGGCTGGACGGTCGTCGGCACGAGGGACTGGTCCCACCCCTCGTACTCCTCGATGTCGAGTTCGCAGATCTCAGCGATCTGGCTGACCGGCACTCCCATGGAGAACAGCTTCGCCCCGGTGTCGACCTTCCCCTGCATGTCCTCCCGGACCGCGGAGACGTTGCTCAGGTCGTAGTTGATCCAGAGGTCATCCGGGTTCCCGAAGAACGGGAGGATGCCGAGGTTCAGCGCGTCCCGGACCTCGTCGAGGAGCGGGATGATCGTGTCCAGCCAGAAGATCTTCCGGGCCGTCTCGATGTTGGCGAGCGTCGCGTTATCGTAGATGCCGACCATCGGGGGCGGTACGCGGTACACCGCGCAGATCTCCTCCCGGGTGAGCTTGCGGCTCTCCAGCCAGTCCATCTCGGCCGGCGTCAGGCTCATCGGCTTCCAGTCCGCCCCGCCGCCGAGGATCAGCGGAGTGCGGGCGTTGTCCCCGCCCTGGTACTGCTCCCGCAGCTGCTGACGCGCGTCGTCCCACGCCTCGTCGTCCAGCGCCTCCTTGAACGTGAACACGCCGTCGGGAACGGTGCGGTTCTGGAGAGAGGCCATGTTCCACTTCACGGCCTCGATGTCGGTATCCACGACCCGGGCAGCGGCCTGCAGGGGGCTCATCCCCCAGTAGGGCGTGCTGGGGTCTACCAGCATCATGTGGATGACCTCCTCGGCCGGGATCTTCTCCTGCTGGCCGTTCGGCTTCGTCCACTCGTAGGCGGAGATGAAACCGAGCGGATCGGGGATCGGCTTGAGCCCGGAGGGATCGATGGGCCAGATCTCGCCGAGGATCTGCCTCCCGCCACGACCGGAGACCATGATCTTGCGGAACAGTCCGTTGCCGCCGAGCATCAGGTGCGCGGCGAGCCGCTTCATCAGCTGCGCCCGGGTGATGAACGGATTCGGGCGGTCGAGCAGCCTCTGCAGCGGGGAGCCCTCCGCGGGCACCCACTCCTTCCCGTCACGCTTGTTCGCCGTCCACGGGACGGAGCCGACCGCCTGCATGATGGCGTTCACGTTGGTGTAGACCCACGTGGACGCCTTGAAGCCCTCCTTCACCGCCCGGTGAGTGCTCCATTCCGAGAACGCGGCCCCGGCGCTCGTCTTCTGAACGAGAGCCGAGAACGCCCCCGGAGGCGCGGACTTCGCCGCGCCGACCTCGCGCATCCGGTGCGTTGCGCGGGCAAAGGGATTGGCCATGCCGGTTCCTTTGGTAGTTGAGGCCCTATGATGCGAACCTAACTAACTGCGGCGACTTCAAACGGAGCAACGGCAAGAAACTGTTGACCAGTAGGGGAGGGGGATGTATATTTCTCCACGGTTAAGCGCAGGCCCTTCACCCAAGAGGAACCCCATGCAGCTCCCCGACCTCTCCAGCTTCCGCGATCGGATGCACGCCGCGGCCGACAACGTCTCGCGCGCCGAGGTAGTGGAGGAGTACGAGGCGGTACTGGATGCGGACGAGACGGTGGAGCTACCGGCGGAGTGCTACGAGTTCCTCGATGAACTCTGGTTCCTCTCCGCGGCGCTGGACCCCGCGGTGCAGGAGGCCGTGCGCCTCGCGTACGCCCGGCAGGTCGCACTCGGTCACGCCCCGGTGAGTGAGCTGGACTTCCGCCGCGGATACGTGAACCGGCGCGGGAGCCAGAACCCGCCGGACGCCGACCGCATCGGGGGCGGGACGGACGCGGAGCGCTCGGAGGCCCACGGGTATTTTGTCGCTCTCGCTGAGCAGGAGACCGACCCCATGCAGCGCGCCGCGACGGAGTGGTACGGGGCGGCGGGCTGGAGGAACGAGGACGCTCGTAGCGCCTTCATTACCGGATGGAAGAACTTCCTCGCGGGCAAGAAGCAGCCGAAGGCGGCCAATCGCCTGAGCCGCGCCCGGTTCTACGGACACGCCGCTGCCCAGCAGCACTTC